AGCCCCGAACTCTTAACCGCATCCTTAACCTTCTGGCTTGTCTTGTTGTAAATCTCAGGATATTGGTTGTAAATAAAATCGTGTGCCGCTGTATGCAAAAAAAAACTTCCCAGGCTACCGACATCGGTAATTGATTAAACGCCTTAGCCCGTTCGTGTACTAACTTTTCATTGAATGCCTCGCCTTCAGGACGGCAATAGCAGGCAATAAACAAGGGTAGGTGTTTGATACCTTCCTGCTTCATGTCGGCAATTACCGACAGGATGTTACTCGATTCGATAAAGTCAACCGCTTTAGCTGAGTGCAATGTCATTATATCTGATTCAACTACCAATGATTCAGGGAGCTTATATTTTACCCGTTCAAGTTCAAAATGTTTTATCCCAATTGGTTGATAACTCGATGGCGTCTGGCTGTGCAGGTCGATCACCATTTGCAGGTGATACTTAACGAAGTACATCATTATATCAGCCGCGTTGGTGTGCTGAATGTCATCAGTATCAAACGTGCTTAGTATCTCAAATACTTTAGCCGCGTACTTATATCCGTCCGTACCAACGTACCAAAGTGCGGTGTCTGTTATATCCGCCTGTACCGATTCAGGTAACTCAACAGCCATCACATTAACCGCCTGAAGTATGGTCATCTCATCCCAATCAGTGGCCATTGTGCCTTTCTTTTTATTTATCTTCAAGTGGATCATTGGTTGGTGTAGTTTGTTTTATTGCTTCAGTAGGTATGCCGTATTTCTCTGCCAGATATTCAGGTGTAAAGTTAAGCCCTAAACTTTGCAACTGCAAATCTTTTGTAATTTCTTTGCTTTCTGAATCGTTATTGTCGTTATCAAACTCAAACCTTCCGTTTGTGGGCTTGCCCCACAGCTCCAGTTTATCAGCAAAATCATAATTCAAAACATCCAAAACATACTGAATGTCCGATTGGAATACCTTACCCATAGTGCGCTCGTGTACTTCGGCCTGCGATAGTGAGCCACCATCCTCGATTCCCATCGTGCTGCCAAGTAGTAACTTACTTAGCTCTTTATTCAGTAGGTCGTGAATGCCTGTAAATAGTTGGTTTTGTTGGGTGCTGCTCTGGTTCTCGATCTCCCGCTCAACTTGTCCGGGAAGTTTCAAATAACCGGATGTTGATTTATTCTTCTCAGCCTCGTTAATCTGGTTGGCAATACGAGGGTCATTTGAACTATCTTTATAAACGGTGAAGTTGTTACCGGCCAGTTCCACATAGTTCATCATGTCGCCCGTCATGTTACGGATGTGAATCGCTATCGGTGTGGCGTTCTTTAGCAACCCAAGGTCAGTTACTTCGCCAACGGCCATCACGTACTTTTTGCGCTCAGCGGTGTTGTATGGCATCGGACCCGATCCAGTCTGATCCCTATACACCACCGCCCTGATAGGGTCAACGTGTTTTCGGCTTACCAAGTCATACCCAAACCAATCTTTTTTAGCATCGGTGAAGTCAAACAGACTAAACCCCCAGAACCTTGTGTCAAGTATATCCTTTACAAATTGTTTAAATGCCGGTGATTGTAACCATACTTCCATTTGCTCATCGGCCTTATCGTTGATGGTGTAGCGGATGTTTTTATTCAGGATGTTTAGGTATCTGAGTTCCAATAACGCCCGTAGGTGAGGCACGTAATCAATGGATTCCTGATACATGTCATAAAGCCGATAACGCAAAGGGTTGCGCGTTGATTCCGCAACCTGCAAAGCCTTGACAAACTCGCCAATGTCAACAGTCCTGCGCGGTGAGGCTTGCCGGGTGTAGGTGAATTTACCGATCTTCTCAGTCTGTGGTGATTCAATTTTATTTTGAATCGGTGTGATGTTTAATCCAAGTATTTTCATATCCGTGCTGTTCTTGTTGTTGGCATTGTTATACGTTCAGTAGTTCGAATCAATGGAGTAATGGCGTAACCAATCGCATCAATACAGTGGTTATGCTTATCAATTATATCCGGCAATATATCACCAGTACGCTTGTCAGTCTTGTAACTGTATAATCTGAACTCCTCCGCTGTATGTTTACAATCTGGGTGAATTATAATCTGCTCAAAATTACGTAAAAAGGAAATACGATCAACAATACACCCAGGCCACTTGTCCGCTGCCTGAATTTTAAACCCGGCACGTCTGATAAAGCTAATCATTTCAGGCCTGCTATTGTCTGCTCTTATTGTATAATTACGCACCCCATCCAACTTATCAAACAGTTCAGGGGTATGGTCAACCTCGCAATTTACACTATATGCCTCACTCCTTATGTAAAGTTTCCTATCTTTTATATAACATCGGATTAATGTTGTCGGGTCAACTGAAAATCCCCAGTCTGCCCCGTGAATCGGGTCACCCATATCATCACAATCAAAAGATTGGATGGTATATTTATCTTTGAATATTACCGCATCACTGTGCCGCCTTATATCTCCTAACCAAATGTGGCTGTATGCTTCATAGTCAATCCGTTTCAGGTAGTCTGCCTCATCTCTTGCCTCCTGCGGGCAGTCTGGATTGTGTAAGTAATTTACATAACAAACATAGGCTCTTGGTGGTGTGTTGGTGACAAAGCGTTGGTATGCCGGATCGGTTTCTAAATCTGGATTAAATGATACAAATATCTGGCTTCCGGGCTTTCTGATGGTTGGTATTAGTATGCTCCATGATTTCTCCGATACGCTGTGAGCTTCCTCAACCCAGCAATAATCGGCACCCTCTAATGACTTAATGCTGTCCACCGTTAACCCGTTCAAACCTTTGAAGATGAACTCCGAGCCGCTCCGGCCTATGATGGTGGTTTTCTGTATCTCGAAGTAATGGGAAACGCCTAACATGTTTATCTGGTTTTCCAATAGCCTCAACACGGAATCATTGATACTGTTTTGGTATTCCCTGGTGCAAACGATTAAGCACTTTTCCATAATGGCTTTACAGATTAACGCTCTTGCTATCTCCCAGCTTTTGCGTCCTGCCCGACCTCCGTAGTAAATTTGATAACGGTCGGAATAATGCCGGTCGTTGGGATCGTGAAGCGGTAAGAATTGAGCTATTGTGTCAATCTTCGGGATCATTATTTTTAACCGTTATTTCAAACCCTGTTATTAGTTCGCCTGAATGCTGTATCTCTTGTTTGTCAGTCCATCCGAAATTCTTTAGCGCAAAGATAGCACCAACGGTGTTACCAACTTGCAACTGTTTCTCGTAATCATTCTCAATAAATAATCTGGCTCTTTTTATTGTGTAAGAAAATTCAGATTCTCTTTCGTAGTCATAAAACGACTGCCGGCTCTCAAATCCTAAGTGATAAGCAAGCCCGGTAATTGTTAGAATAGGCAATTCAACTACTTGTGCTGATTCACCTTTGCCGATTACAATTTTCTTTGTTGGCGGGTTATTAAAGTAATCCTGTATCGCTTCCTGCAATTTATTATCATCTGTAAATTTTGCCGGACGTCCTGCTGTCATGTGTGCACCCATTAAACCGCCAAATATACGATATTAATTTAAGTTTGTCAAGTGTTATTTTCACAGCACCACAATCGGGTGTTTGTTCCGTTTATATTCGCGCCCTTCTAAGTATGTGTATCTCTTCATCACAGTTACCAGCCTATAATCTTTGAACACAAATTTAATCTTATTTTGCAGAATTATACAATCACCACCGAAAAATTCAACACAATTAACGATTTCAGGAGTTATTTTCGGGTGTGAACCGAACCGCTCGTAATACCTCTGGCGGGCGTGGGTTGTGATGTAGATTTTCATGGCTCAATGGTTCTGTAAGTGAATAGAATCGTTAAATTAATCCCAAGCCGCTTTTGGTAAACCTGCCTGATTCGCTTCCGGTAACGTTCAAAATCCTCATCTTTAACCTTTACGTCGCAATTAATAACCTTCAATGGCGGGTAGTTCTTACCGTTCTGAAATTCTACTCTGGATATGTTATACATGTCTGAAGTTTGCAAACTCGTTAATAATGTGATGAACTGTAACCTGGCTTATTCCGAACTTACGCGCGATTTCAACTTGTGTCTGATCTGGATTGCTGTACCATGAATCATAAATCTCCTTTCGCTTCTCTGGTAATACTGTGCGCGGATTGAATCGTTTTTTCTTCCGCCCTGAATGGTAAATTATATTCTTTGCCTGATTATA